CATAATACCTTAGCATACAATACCGTTCCTTCTAATCATTTGATCCTGTTCGATGTAGAGATAGGGGATCAGATATACATGCCCTATGCAGAAAAGAAGGCAGAGGCGGCTAGGCTAGGTATTGATTGTGTGCCACTTCTGTACGAGGGGTTTGTAACATCACCTGAAATGCTAATGACCTTTATGGATACTGAAAGCATCCTGGGGGGAACAAAGATCGAGGGAATAGTAATCAAAAGCTACTTCAAGTTTACTGAGCATGAGAAGAAGGCCATGATGGGTAAATATGTATCCGAGTCATTCAAGGAAAAGCATTCTACATCATGGAAGATGAACAATCCGAGCGGTAAGGAAAGCATTCAGGTTTTGATTGATAACCTTACTACTGAGGCTCGATGGGAAAAGGCGGTCCAGCATCTTCGGGATCAGGACAAGCTAGAGGGCTCTCCCAGAGACATCGGCGGCTTGATTAGAGAGGTCCCAGATGATATACTCAAGGAGTGTGAGGACGAAATCAAAGACGCTCTTTTCAAGAGGTTTTGGCCGGACATTAGGCGGGGCGTAACAAGGGGCCTGCCTGAGTGGTACAAGAACAAACTCATGGAGGAGGGATTTACTGATGGATAATAAAGATAAGATCATTATTAGAAATTCATTTTCATGGGGAGTGCCTTGGCTGTTTGGGTTTATGTTCACCGTGGGATACTGGATATCCCTAAACCCTGGAAAGGCCCTGATCGTCGGGCATTGGACTGAGCAGGTTTCCTATGGTATACTTTTGTATATCTTGTGGCCTGTAATATTGGGCCATATGTTAGGGGTAAACTAACTTGGAGGTAGGTTATGAGTAAGGGACTTATGGTACTAGATGAGATACAGAAGGCTCTAGCTAAGGCTGAGAGCGTCTATGAGGTCCTAGAAGTCAAGGATAGGGCTAAGGCTCTTGAGGTATATATGGCGGCTAAGGGGGCCTCGGAGATCGCCGCTCAGGCCAAAGAGCTACAGCTTAGGGCCGAACGTAAGGCCGGGCAGTTTTTCAGGGGTATGGAGAAGAATAAGGGGGGTAGGGGAAACCCGTCTGGAGGTCAAGACGAGTTTACGCAGGTTTTGGAGGAGCTTGGTCTTTCTCATAAGACCGTGGCTACGGAGTGGTACCCTCTGGCTAATATGCCGGATAAGGTATTTGAGGCCTGGATAGCTCAGGCTAGGGCTACTGGAGACCTGTCCAGGCGAGCAGCCATTCGCCATGGTAAAGAATGGTTTACTGAGCAGGATCGCAAGGAGGCTCGCAAGATCGTAGAAAAGGACCTACCAAAGTCTGCGCTCCCTGTTTACGATAAGGGTCTTTTTAGTAGCGATGAGGTTGACGTATGGGTGGACCATTATCAGCGGGCATCTAATGACACGCAACGACGGCAGATCATTAATCTTCCTGCTGAAATCGGAATTAAAAGCAATGACAGTTTTTCCACTGCATTAGAAATGCGTAGCAAAGAAATCATTGGCCCGGCTCCTACAACCTTACCCGGATGGGCAGTAGATATTACGGACGCTGGTTCAGAGTATGTGGAATGGGTACAAGAATTGTATGATATGATGGGAAATAAGGATGCTCGTATTGAGGAGCTTTCTAGAGACCAAAAGACAATGCTATATTCTCATGTTAGAGAAGTAAGGGATATTCTGGAAATGCTGATTGATGGCATGAGGAAATGGTAATGGCTAGGTATATAGATAAGACAGGTAACACAAGAGAGATAGATTTTGATGCAATAGCCAAAGCACTCAGAGAAAGGGACGCCAAAGACGTAAGTAGCACGTCAGACTGGTTTTTCGATTTCGATAGTCGTACAGCTAAATACGATCCATCTGTATCTAGATTGGACCTTGTAAGAATGGGGTATACTTACGACGATGAAATATCTATGTGGGTACTTAGACCAGAAAGGACAGATGATGAATAAGCAGAACAGAAAAACGCTAAGACGCATATTAAATGAGAACGAGGTCATATTTGAGGATATGTGCGACAGTGAGGAATGGCATGAAGTCCTTAAGCATGTAATAGAAATGTATGCGATTGAGGGTGAAGACGTAGGGATACCAAATCTTTGTGCTCGTATGTGGATATTGGGGGCACTATCTTTTGACGATGATTCAGATGCGGGTGGGGAATTCAATCGTCTGCTTTCTGATTTAGGTATGGAAGAGGAAGAAGATGACGAGTAGGCTCGATCTAGTAAAATTTGAGGAGCGTATCAGAGAGGTCATAAAAAGGAACGGGGGGCCGGGCAATTTCGATGAGACAGCGGCCCTGTTTGAAAGTAGCTCTGGCCTTACTTGTATAGCTGTAACAGTAATGGCAGAAAACGCCCTGTCTGGACTGACTATGGCGGATAAACTATATGCTACCTTTATCTTGGGGTGGCTACTGGCTAATAAGTTTAGGGACGGAGACGACGAATTGAAAGCTATTATAGCCGATGCTCCAGCATCTAAAGAATTCAGTACCTATGTTCGTAATTCTATATCCCAGCTTTTGGAGGCACAGACGAATGAAAAGCGTATACTTAAGATTTGAGGAATGCGTAACTGATCCGGTGCAGTATAAGCCATACTCTCCGAGGTTGGTTGGGGAAAACATCTATGTGAAGTTTGACATACCGGATGACACCGTGTTAGTAGGGGCATCCGAGTTACCTCCAACGGCGGCAGTCGTTTTGACTCCAGAGGGAGTTTGTGCTATACTTAGTCAAATGGCAAAAGCCATAAGATTTAATATCTCAGCAAAATACGAAACCGACTAGGAGGATACAATGGCAATTAGTACCAAGAAAAACTCGAAAAGGCGGTCCAAGATTTCTGGGGCTGCGACGTATAGAAAGACAGGTAACGATCTAGTAGTAGTAATCGACGATCTGGATGAGGAGCTTACCTTTCAGGCAGGTTCCGATAAGGTTCTTTTCGATCCTGCTACTACCCTAGATGGTAGGGTTTTCGTTGACATTTCATCTGATAAAGAAAAACTTATGAGTGTCAGGCCGCTTGTTGGAACCTTTTTCGTCAAGGTAAAGGAGTTTGCAAAGGGTCCAGATCAGCTACCATCACCCCGCCATTATGAAATTCCCGTGGATGGGGGAAAGCGTTTATGGGTATATGATGCTTATACCGTTCTACTTGAGGTAGTGACTGGAGCATGGACTGGTACAGTCGTTCCGGTGAATGTTCACTACACTTTTGTTGATTCAGGAGACGGGGAGAGTGCATCCCTAGAGCTTGGCGGAAAGCATAACTCTACAGCAGTAGTATTCTTGGAGTGTGCAGGGCTGGATTTCGATACTGATACAATTCCTCTAAGCGAGAATATTTTACCCTGGCTTGAGAAGGTTATTGTAGAGCGGGGCAGAACCTTTATGGCAATTGTAAACGATGGGTACGTCTCAGCGTTTGCCTTTGCTCCGTAGTCCGTGTCATAACCTAGGAGGTTAAAATGGCTAAAGCATTAGAGTTTTCTGAACAGATTTACGTTTTATGGGACGATGAGGATGATCCTAAGTTTGCTACTCTTTTGTGCTTTAGGGACGCTAAAGAGTTACAAAGTTTTACAGCAGATGATTTTACAGGAGAGGGTAGGAAGGTAGCTATATATAAATTGGTAGAGCAGGGAACGATGAAGACGGAAGTAAAAATAGCTATCGAGATTGATGATCCTAAAAAGGCTAGAGCTAAGAAGGATGTAGTATAGAATGTTGTATAATTCTCTAACAGAAAAAGAAAGACAAGAGTGCATAGCCGAGGGGATGAAGCGAGAAAGAGAAATATGGCAGGGCTTCATCCTCGGCATGTCCTTTCCAGAGGATGTTAAGAAAGCCTGGGAGGAGTACGGAAATGGAGGCGAACTATCAGCAGATGATGCTGCCCTATGGATTTCTGGATTACTACAAGAACGTAAGAGACTTAGGGCCATAATTGTAACCCTTTCAAGTAGACTACAGAATGCTAAGGATGATCGTGTATACTTAGCTTATTGGCTTACCAAGAAATTACGTATATCAAATGATGTTTTATTTAAGGCTATCGTGGACGCTAGAAAAATAATGAGAGAGCGGAGAAAAAATGAAGATTAAAATACTGCAAGAAGTATTAAACTCGGATGCAAGTATATCGTTTGTAGAGACATGGGTGGATAGCGAGGAGCTTGTATCATCTACAACGGACCCTACCCCAATTCCTACCGGCACTACGGAAATGCTAAATCTGTCGTCTAAGTTTTCTCTTTTGACTAGAGGAGGGGCCGTCATTCCCTGCTACAAACTTATTCAGGGAGTTTTAGATGGCCCGGAAGCTAGAATACAGGGACGCATTACTATAAATGGTACGTACTCAGAAGATGAAGATGACAATGAATTGCCGGGTGGAGAATGGGCACTAAAGTTTGTTGGAGACCTAAAACCGGAAAGAAAGTATGATGTGTATAAATGCGCTGTTGGGGCAATGAAAATCAATAGAGGCTACCATCAGCGCGGTGTGTCTGGAGGCAATGTTCATCTACAGATTTTTGACGAGAATGATGCAAACTCAGAGATTTATATGGAGCCTGTATTTGGAATGCTTGAGACGAGTCAGTGGAACAGACTTGAGAATAACTACCCAATCAAATGGGAAAGGGGAGATAGCTTTACTTTTGAGTTACGTTTCCAGCGCATAGTATAAGGAGATAGGGTGGTTAAAAAGATAGACATACTTCCTATGTTGGTTGATGGACATGACTATGGACACTATGCCATGGGTTTATGTCCCTTTCACGAAGACCATAATCCATCTTTACAGGTAACGGACAGGGGTTATAAATGTAAGTCATGTGGGGCCAAAGGAAACTTATCGTCCCTGCAAGATAAGCTAAGTCCAATGTCTATGCGGGCGGATAAACCATTAGAGAAGCATGGACGTAAAAGTATGTTCCCAGGATACGATGATCTGGACGCCATTTCCGATCTGCTTCTATCTGCACATGATCGTTTAATGGCATCTTCACACCTTCATTACTACCTACAGAAGCGCGGAGTAGACGATCTTAGTGTGTTGTGTAAGTTAGGGTGGTATAATAATATGTATACTATCCCAGTATTAGATAAAGATGGGGGGTTGATAGGTGGTATAGCTCGGGCCGGATCAAATTGTACGGACAAGAAAATGCGGTTTGATACTCCACATGGTCAGCCTCCCATGCTATATGTTCCAGACTGGAAATTGTTAGAGCAGTCTAATCATCTATTTTTAACCTTTGGTATTTTCGATGCCCTTACTGTGCGGAGTCTGGGGTTTGCTTCTTGCACCCCAACCGTAGGTAAGGATTCGGTAAACTCTAGATGGTTTGATGGGATCAATAAGGTGATCCATATTATACCAGATAAAGGGGAAGAAAAAGACGCCCTAATACTGGTAAGTAGGCTGGGACTTAGGGGCAGAATACTGGAGATAAATTACGATGGCACAAATACCAAGGACCCGAACGACTTCGCTACAACCATGGGAAAGGGAAAGCTTACAAAGCTGCTACAAGCAGCCGGAGGGTAGGTATGCCTTCGCTATTTACATTAACGTAGATCAGTGCAGCTATTGGTATGGTATAATGTTGATAGCGGTCGTAGAGGGGTTTCTTAGGGCCGCTAAGCTAGGTAGTGTAGGACTTATAACTCGTTACATAGAAAACCCGACGGAGGAGAAGTTTTAGAGTATGAATAAGGATGAGTATAGCGAGGTTATCGCAGGTAAAATACTTTTAGGTAAGATAATACCAACATCAGTAGACACAAAAGACGTATCAGCACCGTTTGATAGAATAGTAGAGCTAACACAAAAATCTAACTGGACTCCAGAAATGATACTTGAGGAGGTAGGATTTTTTATTTATAACAAGGCTATAGAGGCGGCAACAAGCGTTGAAACATTAGATGCAGACTGGGCTAAACTACTTAGACAATCTTCTATCCGATATGAAGTAGGTAAAGACTTTAAGGATGCGGCGGATTCTCTTATACGGGGGGAACATATAGATGTAGGAAGACTTATACATACAGCGTATAGGCTGGATCAATCAGAGTTTCGTATCATAAAAGGCAATGAAGTTGATCCCGGTATAGTACCATTTAGAAAGACATATTGGGACCCTATTGATGTGCATATAGGAGGAATACCAGAATCGGGCTTGACAGTAATCGGGGCACCGCCTGGGGTTGGTAAGACATCCCTTCTTATTCGTATGGCTATTCAGGCGGCTAAGAATGGGAAACCTACTATGTTGTTTTCTATGGAAATGACGAACAGACAATTGATGTATCGTTTTTTGCAGCTTGATAGCTCCATAACAGAGGAGCAAAAGTCTCTCATTAGCATTTGTGACGATATCATATCTCCCACTGAGCTTTCTACATTGGCGGCAACGGTAGGTAAAGATATATGGTTTATTGGCGTTGACTTTGCAGAACTAATGTTTGGGGGCGGGGGGAAAAATAGTAGCTCAGAGTCTATAATGGCAGAGGTATATAGAATTCTAGCTACAACGGCTAAGATGCTAAACGTTCCTATTGTACTTCTCTCTCAATTAAATAGGGACTACCAAGATTCGATTCCGCAAATTACACACTTACGCTATACTGGAATGGCAGAGGCACTAGCTAGTCTGATCTTGCTTATCTACAATCCCTCGGCAGTTTTTGTGGCACAGGATAGTAAGGGGGCCTTACCTAGAAAGCCTAATACTGGCTACATCATCATGGGAAAGTCCAGATATGGGCATAACTATCCAGGCTACGGAAGGTTTGCCATAGAGGTCCAGTGGGATGGAATCGCAGGTTGGGGTACATCCCCAGGACAGATGAGGCCACTATAGGAGGCTCAATGGATAACAGATTGATTGTACGAACGAGAAAAGAGGTAGATAAGGCTAGAGGGTTGAAAGCCTATCGCCCTATTTTAGTTGATATCATGGGGCGTGTAGAGAAGCCAGCTAGGCGCAGCTTTAAACGCTGTGCAGACGCTGAGATTTATGGAACGGCTGTAGTACTTCGTAAGTTTCGTATGGATTCTATGGAGAAAGGGTTAAAGAATGTCATCGAGTCAATTATTGAAGCGGGTGACAGTACTACCATATAATACGTTACCTGCATTAGCTATTGTAGGGTCGAGTGTAGCAATTGATACTGAGCTTACCGGCATGGATAAGAATAGGTTGCATAGACCTACCGGCAATCTAGTTTGTGTTACCATGTCAGGCAAAGGATGGGTAACTCTATTTGATGATATGAGTAGGGTACAGGAAGCACTAGACTCCATAAAAGATAGGATATGGATTTTCCATAATGCACCGTTCGATCTTTTCCACCTGCGAAGATGGTTTTCAATAGATGAGCGGAGTCCAGACAAGTTATGGGATACTATGATTTTTGAACGCTTACTATGGAGTGGGTATTATAAGTCTTTTGGATTAGGCGACCTAACCAGAAGATATATAAAGATAGTGCTAGATAAGAAAGTAAGAGATCAGTTTGTACTAAAGGGAACAATCCTTACAAACGAACAAAGAGTGTATGCTATGGAGGATGCCGTAGCCACATTCCTTTGCCAAGAACATCAGGTGGAGCAGATTCTAAAACAAAAGGATGATAGTATATATAGTCTATGGAATGAGTTAGAAGGTCCCATGATTGAAATAGTGCAGATGTTTAAGGGATTTAGTATTAACGAAGACGAATGGAACAAGATGGCAGATATAAACGAACAAACAAAAAATGATATAGCCAAGGAGCTAGGATTTAATCCGGGCTCACCCAAACAGGTTATAAATGCACTGGCCCAGCAGAAAATTACTATGGGATCGACACAAGAAAGTGAGTTGTTGGCGTTTTCTGATGTTCCTATTGTGAAAAGAATATTAGAGTATCGCAAGGTATCAAAGTTAGCATCTACGTATGGTAGGAAATTCCTTGAGAGGTTTTGTGAGGACGGAAAAATATTTTCTCATTACTGGACCATCGGGGCAGATAGTGGGAGAACGGCGTCATCAAACCCCAACATGCAAAATATACCCTCCCTAGCTAGTTTTAGGGGTTGCTTTGTCGCGTCTCCAGGTAATGCATTAGGCATCTATGACTACCATCAACAGGAGCCGTGCATAACAGCCTACGAATCTCAGGACCAAGGTCTACTGGACGCAATAAAACATAATAGGGACCTGCATCTGGAAACTGCTATACGTATTTTCAACGATAAAAGTATAACCAAAGAAGATTACAGGAGATTTTTAGGCAAGACATTGAATCTTGGTATTACATATGGTCTGGGTCCATCTGCTCTTAGAAAGGCAGTAAATTTATATTACAAAGAAAATAACATTGACAAAGTAATGTCCTATAAAGAGGCACTTGATCTTATTAACGCATACTTTAACACATACCCAGGTATAGCGGAATGGGTAAAGCACCAGCACTGGCTAGGAGAGAATCAGGGTTACGTAACTACCACCATGGGACGTAGGAGATACCTAAATCCATATTCATATAACTGGAAGAACGTATCTGTAAATGATCCCATACAGGGAGGGGCGGCAGATCAGGTAAAGTTAGCTATTGTAATGTTCTATAATAGCTGTAAGGCCTCCGGCATAGACTTCCCTATAGTGGCAGTAGTGCATGATGAAATAGTAATAGACGTACCTGAGAACATGATAAGGTCGGTAGGAGGAATTCTAAAGTATTGTATGGAAGCTGCCGGAAATAAAATGTTTCCTGGCATTAAGTGGGTAGTAAGCTCCCCTAAAGATATTAAATATACCTGGGCTGGAAAGGAGTAGAATGAGAAAATTTAATTCCGGGGCAACAAGAAATGATAGCGACAACAAATTAGATTACGAGGGGTTTTTCTCTCCACTTGTTATTTATAGGTACGCTCAGTATATGCACAGAAACAGGATACAGTCTGATGGAAGTGAGAGGGCGGCAGATAATTGGCAGAAGGGCATGCCAAGGGATGAATACATGAAGTCTCTATACAGGCATTTCATGGCATTATGGACAATTCATCGCGGAGAGAATGCTATTGATGAGGACACTGGCAGAAAGATAGATATTCAGGATGCAATATGCGGCATCATGTTTAATGCCATGGGGTATCTGCTAGAAGTTTTGATGAAAAGGAGTGTATAGGATATGAAGGCAATATTAGATGTAGACGGAATCCTGTGGGACTTTCATAGGCCATTATTCAATAAGCTTAGTAAACGCTTTTCAGGTCTTCCTAAGTCACTGCCCGCGGAATGGAATTGGTTTAGGAAGTATATGACGGATCAGGAATTTTATGACTGTGTGTTTGATACCCACGTAGAACAGGTAGGATATTCTGTATTTCCAGGCACAGATTTGCTGCTTCATGTGCTAGATGAAAAGAATATTGAGGTAATGATAGCGTCAAATAGAGACAGTGCATTAATATATAACCTATCAAGATGGTTATATACAAATAGGGTAGCTCCTATAAGTGGAATATATGCTGGATACGATAAAAGTTTTCTTATAGAGAGGGGCGACCTTCTCATAGATGATAACCCTGGGACTATTAGATATGCCTCAAGTATTCGGGCCGCGAGTTTGACTTTGAAGTGGCCCTGGAATAACGAGGTTAAAGATTTGCCATATGTAGCTAGGTTCGATAGCTTATACTTTATGGCTAAGTGGATTGATGAAAATGTCCCTAACAACAAGTAAGAATAAGTGCCTAATATGTAAAAGAGAAATGGAACAACCATATGGGTATAAGGATTCCAAGCTATTGGTAGTACTACATAAGCCATTCAGAGAGCTATATGGTTCTCTAAGTGCTGCCATAGAAACCACATTGCTTACAGAATTAACTAGGGCAGGATTTGGTTCAAGCGAAATAGGTATTACGTCTTTATTGAAGCACTCAATAGGACCAGAATTTTATAAGGAGACCAATCATTTTGAGTGGCACATACTTGAAACTATAAAAGAAATGAACTGTCACGAAAAGATTTTGCTGCTAGGTAGTGATCTTCCTAGAGTATTTATTGGGGACCACCTTACAGATGCATCATCTATCTTTGGTATACCCATGTCCGATACCAAATATTTTAGGGAGAAGGTATTATTGTTTGGTCCATCACTAGAGGAGGCCGTTGCCACTGGTATAGGAGAATTAAGGGATGTCATCGAATTACGAAAATCCATCTAGGATTAGTGCATTTTGCGATGGAGGTGGCAGCCAAGAATCTGGGTTTAGTTTGGCCTATGTAATGTATACAGAAGACGGTATACTTTTACGTAGACATGGAAAGAAGATAGAGTATCTTCCAATAAAGGCTCCTCAGAAGATTTATTCAAGTAATCAGGCAGAGTATATGGCAGTAATAGAACTTCTGCTAAATATAGTTGAGTTAAGATATAGAGCTAAAAGGAGTTTTGATACTATTTCATTGTTAGGTACGATAATGGACGCATCTAGTGTTAGGGTAAATATCTTTATGGATTCGCAGCTAGTAGTTAGGCAGATAAATAAGCAATACAAAACAAATGATGTAATATTAAAACAGTTGTTATGTTTTATAGGTGATACCACTATATTGCTAGATAACAATAATGTAAGTGTGAGATTTTATTGGGTACCAAGGGAAAGTAATAAAGTGGCCGATAAGCTACAGAAGGAGGCTATAAATGCCAAGGACGGCTAAAAGGACTACTAAGCAGATAGCTGGAATAACCGGAACGCACAGCCAATACAGAGAGGTAGCAGACTTTTATCCTACATGCTCAGAGGCAGTAACGTCTCTATTAGAAGTAGAAAAATTCTCGGGGCCTATTTGGGAACCGGCCTGCGGTGATGGAGCAATCTCTGCTGTATTAAAGGTCCATGGATATACAGTAATATCAAGCGATCTGTATGATTATGGTTATGCCGATGCAGTATCAGCTATAGATTTCATATCGCAGTACTCAAACTACAAGGCTCTTTTATATAGTGCGTGGCCCAATAGAACTAAGATACATCCTAGCACTCTCAATATAGTAACAAACCCACCATTTGCTCTTAGTCTAGAATTTGCGGAGAGGGCACTGGAAGTAACAAAAGATAACCCCGATGGAAAGGTAGCTATGCTAAATCGTTTACAGTGGCTAGAAGGAGTCAAGAGAGGCAAATTTTTCTCAAAGCATCCCCCATCCAGGGTTTGGGTGTACTCAAAAAGGCTTCCCAGAATGCATGCCAGGAATTGGGAGGGAAAGAAAACATCCAGCATGATAGCCTTTGCATGGTTTGTTTGGGACATACACCATAAAGGCCCTACACTTTTAGGATGGTTAGATTATGACTAATAAGATAGTGGTACATGGTGGAGGGTTAGATCAGCCCCTACCTATATTTGAGGATGCGTTCGACTTAGCAGATGCAATAATAAAAAAGGCTTTAGAAGACGGGAACCCAGACGTGGCCCTAAGGATGGGAGCAGAGATCATAGAGTCTATACAGATAAGGGGCATAGCCCTTGCACATCTTCTTTATAGGCTATGGGAAGAATGGAATAAATTCGGTTTGGGTAGTACGTTCGAGGAGGCCATATTTGACAATTGGGGATTTAGTAAGCAAACAGTACAGAAGTATATCAGTATATGGAAGGCTACGTTTGCTAATCCAAATGTACCAGATGAGATTAAGGCTAGTTTAAAAGAACGCCCTATAAATACCCTGCGGAGGGTTATACGTCCAGTCAATGACGGCTATCTTACAGATGGAAAGGACTGGAAAGAGTTAGCCGATACTGTAGATGACAGTGAATTCAAACAAAAGATTGAGGAGTTGTCTGGTAGTGCTGCTGCTGGGAGGCCGACCCTTAAGATTTTTCTTTATGCCGATGGAACATTAGTAGCAGTAGATAATGATTCTACTCACGTCAAATTAGGAATTTTAAGAACATCAACAAGGGACCTAAACAATCCTATCCGTTTTAAAGCCATAGATCGTATAAAACGTAGTGCTGGCATACTACCAATATAGGAGAAATTGATGTCTAAACCGCTGGATAAGGAGAAGGAAATATTTTCTGTGGTATCGAGTGGAATTTATACTCTGGATCGTGCTCTCAATGGAGGCATGCCTCTAAGAAGTATCTACGAGATATATGGGTATACCAATTCTTGTAAGAGTACTCTAGGGTATCATCTTGCTGGGGTTGCGGCAAGGGCTAAGTGTACGCTGATTGCCGACTTCGAGCATTTCGATCCTAACTATCTTGAGGCTGCTATTAGAAATGCTGGAGGATCGGGTCCTATAGAAATGGCTGATACCGACGATGGAGAATCTGCTGTGGGAGATATCAGGGACGCCCTAAAGGATACCACATTTGGGTCTGTTATGCTAGATAGTGTTGGTGCCTTGATTCCAAAGGTCGAGTTAGAGGGTAAGGTTACAGATGCCAACATGGGAGTAAAGCCCAGGCTCATGGCTAAGATGATGCGTTATGCTTTGTATGGACTCAAGCGCAATAATGAGTGTATATTTCTTATTATCAATCATCTTCACCCTATCATGTCATTAGGTTCTGGTGCTGCATCAACATCTGGAGGAGTAGCTATCCACAACAATTCCCATGTACGACTAAAGCTAAAGGCATTTGAGAAGGAAATAGAGTATCGTATTACGGAGGGTAAGGTTGATAAGTGTAGGTATGGCGGCGAGGGCGGCACATTCAGGTTTGCATCCGTAACTGGCCTGGGCATCCACCTGGGACTCACAGCCGTTGTAGAGTGTCAATGGTTGGGCTTGGTAGACGAAGGAAGGACTGTAAAGCTAGATGGTAAGAGCTACGGATATCTAAAGAATTTGGTAACTGAGGCCGCATCTGGAAATGATGAGGTATTCCAGCCCTTTAGGAATAAATTACATGTCGTATAATCATAGCTCTTTGGTAAGTTTGGGGTACCTTAAAGATGGGCAGGCTAAGAGGCTAGAGGATGCTGTGCTGAAACAGATATGGGATATTGATAGGTTTATGGAAATGGTACCGGAGGCATCTATAGCATCTTATCGAGGTCATGTGGTGGTATTCCCGCAACCTATACTTCCAGAGGGCGGTATAGGAGCCGATCCAGGGGTACACCTTGGGTTAGCTTTTATTGAGGGTGGAGATACTGCACATACGTTACGGCTATTTATCGAAAGGGGAGGCATTTCATCTGCCGATCTTCTATCTATTTTCTATAACGTACCTGTATTGTTCAATGGTAACGTATCAAAGATTACTCCTGTAGTTGTAGAGGGAGCGGCCTACGATGCTAAGTACGGTCAGCCCCTACTTGGAGAAATACGAGCGGCCCTAATTCTGGGGTTTTATAATGCAGGATTTGAAAGCGTAATAGAAATGCAGCCTACTCAAATACGTCTTAGGGTATTTGGGTCTGGGGCTATCCAGCCTCTTAGTATTTGGAAGGACTTTATGAAAGTAGAAAAGGATGAAGCAGACGCCTTGAGCATGGCTATAGCCGCTGGAAGTTAGAACACCTGTTCTATTGACATGATCCTATTTGGGGTATATAATAATGCGTAGAGGATGGTGAGCAATGGATGAAGCTGAGGCCCGTTATATTATTAGTAGTTTTTCAGATGCTAAGTCGTATCTTACCTGTAAGAAATATCACGGCATGTATCTAAGGAGGGACCCATCCATCAATAAGGAGTCATATGCTTGTACTATAGTTGGTAACATAGATTCGGATGGCGTTGTAAATGTACTTAAATTTGGTATTGGGATAGATCTGGTAGCGGAAGTAACTAAGTGGAATACTCATTTTTTAGATAAGTTCATTTCAAATAAAAACTATATTGGTGAAGGATGGAGTCTGTGTACAGAGGCACAATTTAACGAAGCTGCCACTTCGTTCATCAACCATTTTTTAGGTATTATAGCTAAAAAACCTGACTGAGGAGATAAATGTCTAAAAGAGGCAGACCTAAAAAAGAAGTAGTACGTTCTTATGAGAACATCGAATTCAAGGTCAACCATGTATATAAGCGTAAGTGTGCCGAATGCGATGTGGTGGGTGGATTGCATTATTACTATCCATATCTAAAGGGGGAGGATGTTAAGGCCGGAGCATTACTGTGTGATGCTCATAGACAGGTGGAGCCAGAGTTTATAGACGATGTGCGCCTTGTACAGGTAGAATATGCCGAAACATAATAATTTTTTTCATCTTGACGATTACCATAGCCAACAATTTCTTAGCTGGAAACTCCCAGAGGGATGGTGGAGCAGACAGTATGAATATGCTTGGGCTTATTCGTTCTTGGATGACGGAGACATATCAGCCGATCTTGGTACAGGATATACATTCAGGCCATTTCGGCATGCCCTATCAATAGCGAGTAAAACTGTATATGCTATTGATGTGCATGTATCGGAGGACATAGATAGGTTTGCGCCAAACATGCATTTTATACAGGGAAGTTTTGTAGGCAGGCTTCCACTTGTGAATGACTCCATTGATAAGGTATTTTGTATTAGCGTACTTGAGGACGTTATAGGACTAGAAGAAATGGGGCATGCACTAACAGAAATGAAAAGGATCGTTACTAAAGAGGGCCAGATTGTACTAACTTTTGATGTTCCGTATGATACTGATAAGCCACAACACGCACTATACAAGGGTGTGGATTTATCTAAATTCATTGCCACAGTAGATAGGGTTGGATTAAGATCGGATCAGCCCTTCTACAAAGAGTATAAGAAGGATAGGCTGTATAACCATGAATATAATCTTTGCGTATATCATTGTGTACTGAGGAAATAGTGGACCGTCAGGAGCTTAACCATCGCATATATAGAGCCTGTTTTTGGCTTACTAAAAATGAATGCGCTCATGGTGGTGTGGCTGGAGACCAAGGCGGACTGCCCTACCCGGAAGTATCTGGGTATCTAATACCCGCTATGCTTGTATTTGGCCTAGACGCTATGGCCTACCGTTCTGCCGATTGGTTAATAGATACTCAATGTCTAAAGTGCGGCGGCTGGCCCGGATGGAAAGAGAACAATTGTGAGAATGGGGGAGAATGCAGAGCCTTTGATACGTCTGCCGTTGTAGAGGGGTTGATGTACATAAGACAAAAGAATAATCTGATTACAGATAGATACTACCAGGCAATAAATACAGCCATAGATTGTTTGCTATCAATGCGTATTACTACGGACCAATCCTTGCAGTATATAGGCGTATCCAAAGCTGGAACATCCATGCAGGCATATAATCTTCGAAGTGCATCAATATTAAATGGCGGATATAGCGCATGGGCGCATCGTATTAGCAATACGAGGTGGGCATTTAACAACCCGGAAAGAATACATTATATAGCCTATGCCTTGGAGGGCCTAAAAAAGATAGGACTTATGGATGAACATGAAAAAGTATTAAGCCAGCTAAGAGGACTACCCAGACCCTTTAATTGGTCCTATTATAGCGGTCCTGATGGATCAATACTTCCAACACAAACTGCTCTTTGTACTGTGGGTAACTTTCAAATGGCAATACAGCTTAATGATGTTGAATTATTCGATTGGGCAGCTAGATCACAAACATCGGGTGGAGGATTTCCCTCTACACTTAATGGTAATTCTGTAACTAACGGTATGGAGATAGATGAAATCTCTTGGCCCATTAAGTATTTCCTTGAGGGAGCTACATATTTCTATGGGGCGGGATTAAAATGAACAGCGATATAAAAGTACTCGAACGAGAGCATAGCGCATTCGATGTTAGCATAGATGCCTGGAAACGGGATAAGCCTCATGGCATTAGCGGATTGTTTCGCCTAAAGGATGAGGGACAATTCATGGAAGCGGCAATACTCTCGCATCTTCCCTGGCTAGATGAGGCCGTATTATTGGTACAGGAATCTAAAGATAATACCATTGACAAGGCCGTTGATCTACGTAACCGCTTTCCCAGTAAGATACGCATAGAGTGCTATCCATTTAATGTACATCCAATAGGGTCACAAGGGCATTTTGACTCACCAGATAATTCCGTATATACTATGACGCATCTTACAAACTACGGAATTTCCATGTGCAGATACTCATGGGTAGCCAAGATAGAGGGCGACGTAATAGCTCTACCTACTTTTCAGCTAATTAAGGACCTTGTTGATATGTTTCCGAATGAGCTACATCATTATGGAAGGGTAGGATTAAATCTTGCCGGACCAAACCTAGATATGATCTCTATGACTAATCCAAGGAATGCGGGGTGGGATGAGTCTGTGTTCAATAATAAACCAGATTTCCATTGTGTGAAATCGGGTAAGTGGGAAAGTATAAATATGTCCGACTTTAGGAATGACCCCGGTGTAATGTACTGCCCAGGCTTTAGCTTTATACACACAAAAAGATGTAAAGTCGGTAAGACGCCGGGATTAGAAGCATGGGCACCCTTTACAGAGGAGAATACTAGAAAGGCTTTGGAGGCATATGGCAGAGAACATCCCTATCCAGGTGGAGATAAAGATTATTGCCCCGCCTTTATTTTCGACGGAGACTGGAGGAAATACCTGCCCTACTGAGGAGCAAGAGCTTGATAGAATTATGCATGCTATAGAGAGGTTTGGGGACAAATGCTCTTGCGAAGCCGTAATGATAAAAGTTATAAAAAGGACCGACGGTGTTATAGAATATGTCTATACACTTTCTTCTATGCATATGTGTCCAGAACATGGGACCCAATCTACATTTGTTATTGAATATGGTATCGAATGACATGCGCATAACTATATGCAAATTAGGAATACATAAATGGGTCAGGCTGTGGCCTGCAAGACCGGGGTATAGGTTCTGTTTCCACTGTGCAAAGGCCCAGATGCAGGTAGATTCCTATCTCAGTGGTGGAAGTAGTTTTGAAACTTTGGATAGCGTGGAAGACCTTGTTAGGCGTTTTCGTGCCATTAGGCATTATGATATAATGGGATATAAGCATGGCTGAAAAGGGACATAACTATTTCTTTGGGGGGTGGCCTGAGGCACCCTGGAAAAGGGAAAAGCTAGATATGGTAAAATATATAGATCAGGAATGTGGGGAAATAGCCTTCTTCAAGACAGGCATACCGTGGTCATTTGGCGACCCTATTTACGCTAGTGATGTAGTTCTGTTGGATGGTACTACACCCGATCAATTTTCCCCCATTGTATGCGGATCATGTGGTAGGCATTTGAATATTCTTGAATTACGTTATGAGCCTACTAGAGGAGATTAGTATGTCAAGGCCGACCGAAAAATGGGAGCGTAGAGAAAAGAAAATAGAGAAGCGCCGAAGAGGCATGGTAGTAGACGGCAAGAGCGTTAAGCTACTAGAGGAGCTTTCAGATAAGCGTACCTTAGACATACTTAAGAAAAAGGATGATAGATTTGAGGGCAAATCTATTGGCAAAGAGGAATAGTATTGTGAATTCATCCAGTCTCGAAAAATATGATCTAACTAATAAGCCATGGTCATCCGGCGGTACGGCGCTTGTTATAGGCAATGGTCCATCTGCCAATATATTTTTCAAACAATTTCCTTGGTTATTTCAAAAACTTAAAAAGAGTTTTCCTGGTGGGTATAGTATAATAAGAATATTTATTTGTAATGATATAAGTAAACTACCAAAAGAAACGGCTAAAAAATTTGGGGATGCCTACAGGCCCTATACTACCCTAGTAGCCGTGTCTACCGCCTTTAATGATATTGACTACACACGAAAAGTATTACATACCAATATGGCTAATCATGTTATTTCTAGTACAGAAACGTTTGATACCATTAGAGAGGTTATGTTAGAGGACGGGGGTCTAAAAAATTCCCTACGTTGGCATTCAGTATATGGTGTGGAGGAAAGTCCCATATCGTTTAACATGCGTCCACCTTTTTGTAGTTTTGCTATGTCACATTTAGTTACGTTTCAATTTATAGCTATGACTAATTTTAGCAACGTACTGTTGGCAGGTTTTGATCTTGGGTATAAGCCATTGAACGCAGATGGAACCGACCCTAACCATTTTAGTAGTAATTACTGGGGAGAGGATAAAATAGATAAGTTCACCACAGAGTATCTTAAGAGAATGGAAGAGGATCAGATGATTGCTCATTCTATGGTTTACGCCAACATGAAACGCAGAGGGATAAATGTATACAATACTACAAGAGGCCCATTGGATGCCTTTTATGGGGAGACGAGCATATGGTAGGCTATGATCCCCGGTATAGGATAGCAGTCATTATACCTAACTATAATATGCCAGAAGCGGCAGATGCAATAGTAGGTAGGATTAGGGCCAGTAGCGACGAGAGAATGTACGACCTCTTTTTAGTGGATAATGGCTCTGACCTAGTGGCCCCAGCTAAAAATACTACTGTCCTTTTGCCCACAAATTGTCAAACTACGGGCGCTATTCTTTGTGGAATGGCAGCAGCAGACCGGCATGTTAGAGATAATAAGTTAGAGCATGATTATATTGCTTATTGGATAATAATTACTAGCACTACACTATTGGAAGACACAGACTACATTTCCTTTGGTATAAATTTAATGTCTACCAATAAAAATTTTGTTGGGCTCATGCCGACACTTACCGTAAAAAGTACGTCCGCATGGAAACATTTATTTACTAGAAAAGCTAATGCGGCATATCCCCGTAAGGTATTTTTAAGGTATGTTTGGATGCTGGATAATATAGCTACATTCTGGAGAAAGGATTGGCTAGATAGTATAGGCAGGTTTGACCCAAAACTTACATATGCCTGGGGCATAGACCTGGAAGCCAGCTACTTAGCTAGACAACAAAATAAGGCACTGTTAGTTAGTGATTGGTTAAACGTAACTAAAACTACTGATATTGGGTATTACATGAGTAGAATGAATATGTCTGCTGATGATCGTAGAACAAAGGCTTATGCTAATATGAAAGAAATACTTAGTCAAAGGTACGGCCCGGATTGGGAATACAAGATGAGAAACGAAAACGTAAAAGAGGAATGGAGATAAAAGAATGATACAGGATGACACCATAGAGGGCGGAGAGCTTAGACCAATAGTAGTACAATGCCCGCACTGTCTAGGTAAAATACCGCTTGAGATTAGACGGCCACACAATCTTGAAGACTCTGTAGTACTGGCAAACGGAGAGCGTAAGAATAGCATGGAGCTTTCTATTTTGTGTGTTACTAAGGCCGAAAAACGTACAGAGCCGTTTCTACTTAAGATGAGGAATGCCGCAACCACTCTAGGCGCTCAGCTTGTATTAGCCTTCGATAGTATTGACGGCTCAGATAACCTTTCAAGATGCTATGAGTATGCTGATATGACCGCTATTATGAAGTCATCTGGATACGTAGAAAGTATCCTACAAGAGGCTCATAGGTTCTGTCAGGGAACATGGATTCTTAGAATAGACGATGACGAGGAAATATCTCCAGCGATGATGGAATGGCTCAAAAATAGGGAGTACATGATTGGAGGATCGCAAATATGGAGCTTCCCTACGGCGGCATTGTGGCCTGATGATATGCACTTTATTACCAATCCGCCGCTGTGGCCCGACTACCACCCACGTTTATTTACTTGGAGATATAAGGACTGGAGGGAGGATGTGCATGCCGGAGCGCCCTACGGCTTAGGAACAACGGCTCCGGTATCTATATTGCACCATAAATATATCGTAAAATCGTTTGAGGAAAGAGTAAAGATTTACGAAGAACGGGATGTTGCGAAGATGGGCGATAACGCATATGCACACATGCCCTTTACCCTTCCTGAGAGGTTCTTCAAGAGCATGAATGTCCTACAGGTAGCCAGGGGCAGGGTTGACAATGCCGATTCTATTTGTAATGCTGGACAGAATACGGAAATCGTGCTAATATAGTAGTATCCTTATAAGGAGGAACACATGAATTTTGACGAGTTTGTGAAAGCACTTGCTCTGAATCTGGACACTGTTCTTGCCCTGTCGGCCTTTATGGCCCTTGGGGTAGGTGCAATTGTGCAGGCGCTCAAGGTCTTCCGGGTGGTTAAAACGGAGGAATGGGCAGGGCGGGCGGCTATGATTGTAGCAGGCGTAGAGGGCGTTCTAGTTGTCCTCGGATACGTTTTCCCCGCATTCGTGCCGTTTGGGTTGATCGTATACGGTACGGCCCTGTCAGCCGCAAGCTCCGGGCTAGGCTACAAGTATGTGGCAAAGCCAGGACTCGAAAAGCTCTTTGGAAACCTGTTCTCTGTTTCTGATTTGAATAACGAGCCGCTTGTTATTAAGAGCAAGAAATAATCTAGGGTACTCTAGGGCCGGTTGTAACAGACCGGCCCAACCTAACTTAGGAGAAAACAAACAATGAGTGATATACTAGAACCTACAGATGTCCAAGAAGATCAAGTAAAAGGCAAGAAGAGGCTATTGATTGTCTCTGACTTCCATTGTGGGCATGAGGTAGGTCTAACTCCACCTGACTGGAATGTTATGGTGGGACACAACGATCCTATGCATGAGTACAGAGAAATTTTGTATAATAGCTTTAGTAGAATGGTAAATTTGTATAGGCCGTTCGATGTGTGCGTTGCAAATGGGGACCTGATTGATGGACGTGGAGAGAAGTCAGGCTCTACAGAATTAATCGTTGTTGATCGCCTCAAGCAGGCTAAGATGGCGACCGATATCCTTAAGTTTATCAATGCTGATAAACTGTACATTACTAGAGGCACAGACTACCACGTAGGTAATACCGAATCCTTTGAGGACATAGTAGCTGCCGATGCTGGCGCTCTTAGGATAGGGGATATAGTTAATTTGAATATCAATGGCACTATCTTTAACTTTAGGCATCACATAGGAAGCTCTCAGACTCCTATCGGTAGGGCTACCCCACTGGCTAGGGAGATCGTCTGGAACGAGTTATGGAATCTGCGCAAGGGTTTTGTTCTTGCTAATGTACAGGTACGATCTCATGTACATTATCATACCTATGTAGGGCAACCTAATCATGTTGCTCTGACTACGCCCGCTCTGCAAGGCTACGGTACACGCTATGGGGAACGTAGAATGAGCGGCATAATTGACTTTGGCATTACCGTTTTCGATATTGATGAGTATGGTAGATATACTTGGGGGTCTGAGATTGTAAACTTTCCTACTGTTGCACCAGAGATAGTGTAATGAATTGGCATAGAGTAAGCGTGCCAGAAGTTTTACAGGGCGTCGATTGGGACGCCCTTTCAGATAGAGAGGAGACTAAAATGGCAGACGTTGTATTAGTAAGAGACCTGGCTACATACTTTGATAGAGACAGGAGTAGCTTTTCAAAACTTCTTAAGCGCAATGGAATACAAACAGTAGAGGTTCTGGATGTAAAGACTGACCAGAAAGTTAAGGCTATTACTAAGGAGGATGCTATCAGGGTAGCAAAGCTCCTAGAGCCTGAGCATGTTGTACTCGATCCTAGTGAGGTTTTAGAATAATGGCCGGAGACTATGTTCTTAGCTGTGTAAAGGGAATCAATGCCGATCTGTTTCCCCATATCCTAAAGCTATATGTGCCGGAAGGTTCTGTAGTGTTGGATGCTACCTATGGTCTGGGGGCCTTTTGGAAGAACGTAGATACAAGTAAATATGATCTATACAGGAATGATAAACATTTAGGAAGAGGCACCTACCACTACGACCTAACAAAGCTCCCCGTAAATTGGGACAACTGGTTTAATGCCGTAGTACTTGATCCCCCATATCTGTATGTAGGCGGATTTAGAACCTTGAAGGATAGCATAGATAAGGGCTACCAGAACGCCGCCAGAGCCCTTGTGGACGGAATCTATGGGGTTGCGGCAGTAGATGCCCTATATTATGCGGGCATGAAAGAGGCACATAGAGTACTGGACGCTAATGGTATTCTAATAGTCAAGTGTATGGATCAGGTAATGAGTGGAAAGCAGGAATGGGGGCATATCAAATACCATAACTATGGTACGGAGCTAGGCTTCAAGGCAGAAGATTTGTTTGTTCTAATGCAGAATGGGCAACCTACCATGAGGCATAAGCCGGAACAACAAAAGCATGCTAGACGTAACCATTCGTACTTTCTTGTAATGAGGAAAAAGAAATGATCTATAACGAGAAAAAGGATATACTATTAGACCTTGTAGACCAATCGCCGGATGGGCTTGTCGTAGAGATAGGCTGCATTCGCTATGCATCCGAAATGAGCAGTGAGGGTTTCAGTACCTTCTATCTTGCTAAATACTGCCATGTAAATGGCCGGGTGTTCAGGAGCTTTGATAATATTTTAGATCATGTAGAGTTAGCTAATAGCATACTAAAGGAACGGGGCCTGCCGGAATCTGTAGTATGCAAAGACGGTTTGTATGCATTAGAGGAATTACGGGACGGTGCAATAGGTTTTCTGTATTTGGACTCATCGGATAATCCAGTGGATACCCTAAATCAGTACCATGCAGCTAAGGATAAACTTGTGCATGGGTCTATCATATTGATAGACGATGCTCACACCTACTGGGCAGGGGAGTATGGAAAGGCAACATATCTTATCAATGAGCTTGGACTAGAGAATGTAGAGCTTGTTGATGTAGGCCAGTCATACCGATCCTGTATAGTGAGAAAGGGGATTTAGAATGAGTGGACTTATGGTATTCGGCTTTATCCTTAGTGGTACCACTCTCCTAGTAAATGCAGGACTGGGCTGGAGTAGGGGAGCATGGTGGGTATGGGGATTGCATACCATTAATGCTACTGCATGGCAGGTATACGTTATGCAGCCGGGAATGGAATCTGCATTAGGAATATCCGCATTGAATATCGTTACCATATGCGTAGATATAGTATCCGGCATTAGAGCATGGAGGAGACGAAATGAGAAATAGAAACGGATCGAGAATAGGAATAAAAAGATGCCAGTCATGTGGCTGGCATTACGTGGGGAAGCAGCATGTATGCCCAGAAACTAAATGGGCACCGACTACCTATGAAGCTAAGGGCTGGAAGTCCACACGAAAACGATAACTATACCCTAGAAGCTAGATTTACAACCAAGGTTATTACAGAGGCTACCGTTGCACCTACGAGTAGCCATTTTAGTTTATTCATACCAGCTATAAACTGCTCGGTATCTCTGACACGCTCTAACATGCCGGGCTTATCGGGTTCGTTAAGGCTTCCCAATAGTACATAAGTTATATGATCTACCTTATCTTCTATACGAGAAAGCTGTTCGTGCTCTGCTTTCGTTGCCATTAATCTAGCGCCTCTGATATCCAGTCCTTTATGCTTAGCGCCAATTCCTTCGGCATTTGTACAGTGCCATTATCGGGTACCGGCGTGGAAACATTTGGGACGATTTGTATATTTAAATCTATAGCGTCACTTTCTGCTCCGTACTTTTTTCCTCTTCCATTTCCATCTGCCGAGAATTGCCAGCGTTTCCATTCTGACCAGTCCCGTATTTTAAACTTACCGTCCGACCATGGACCTTGCATAATCGGTTTATCGCTAGAATTAATAAGAACATAGCGAGCAATATGTAAGCCATATTTTTTCCAGTCTGAGTGCGGGGCCACAGCTACATTCCAGAACGATGTCCTGGTATAAATATCCCCGCCAGAAAGAAGAACACCATTACTTGTCAGCCTCTTTAGAAAGGCCAACTGTGCGTTACAAACTTCTATAGGGGACCTGCCCCCGCTAAACTCAAAATCCGCTGCAAGCGGTTCGTTGTATACCTTAGTGGAGATTAGCTTGGTAAAATAATCAGCCTGCTTTTCTGCATTAAAGTTTGGCCTAAAGTACCAGTAATATCCTGTACGAACAAAAGCATGTGCCTCGGATGAATTTCTTTCAAACTGAAAGTCTGTGTAATTCTCCCCCGTTATGTTGTCACATGATCCAGCTCGTATAATACCAAACTTGGCACCCGCATCGGCAGCCTTTTTCCAATCCATTTTACCTTGCCACTTAGATACATCAACGCCAAGCTCTATCATTTATCCTCCTAGTAAGATAACCCTATTAGCCGGTTTCACTGGCGTTATATACTCAAATATAAGGGTTCCTGTTCCAGTCTGTTGGTCTGGGTTTGTTACTACTACATTTACCTGTCCAGCGGCATGAGCAGGAGTAGTGCAGGTTAGTTGTGTAGCAGATGTAAAACCTACACCAGTAGCAGACGTACCTCCATATGTCACCGTTGGAGTGGCAACAAATCCTGTACCTGCTAGGTTGGTAATGCTTGTACCACCGGCAGTACTACCGCTATTGGGGGTAGAGCTAGTTACGGTGGGTGCGGGCAGAGTCTTAATCGCCAACATCCATCCTAGAGCCGCTACAGCATCGGCATCATCCATCTTGTGAGTCCAGCCATCAGCATCAAACGATACTACATCCATGAGAGCTATAAGTACAGCAGCAGAATCGTAAGTGGCACCTATTTCGTCTAGCTCTTGCCAATAAGATACTTGCACGCTTCCACCAGCTCCAGCCATCATCGCTCCGACGCATGATCTTGCCGTAGCCCCAATACCGCCGCCAATGGTCATAGAGCGTGTATCATCACCACCAGAAATGGTATTAATGTGTGCTCCAAATAAGGCCGTTGGAGCAAACCCAAATCCAGACTCGGGATGATCGTTAAGATCAGTAGCCGTTACATACTCGTCAACATATGCACCAGTTGCCTTTAACATTAGAACAAAATACTGTGTGCCTGTTGATGCCCTGGCTGTCCAGTTTAACGTAATTCCGTCTGCGTCCAGCGTTGTAAGGGATGCTTGTGCTACATCGGATTTGGCAACCTGCCGAACCAGGACGAGCGCATTAGAATAGAAGTTAGTATCCTGTGCCGCACTAGATGAGTAGCCATTAGCACAACCTGTAACTACCTGACGAGTACCATCACCCGCCCCGATAAATAGTCCCTGAGCAACGCCATCATTGTCCACCACATTCAAGCCAGCATTGCCAGCACTAAAGATCATCGCGGCATTAGGTAGGAAAGATGATATATTGTACTCTTGACTTCCTGTAGCTGCTGGTTCCGTTATAGTTGCCAACTCAGCATTTGTAACAGATAATGCCAGATAGTGAATAATATACCCAGCCGAAAATTGATCGTCTATTACTAATGTGAAGCCATCATTGTTGAAGGATACGAAATCTGCTAATCCGTCCAAGGCCGGAGTTCCACTAAGAGTACATATAGCTATACAAGCAGCATCATGCATTATATTAGCGTGCCTGTCTGTATTTGTGGTAGCTCCGTCCACCCATCCAGAGAAGGTAGCTCTACGAGAGGACGAAGATACTGCTACTCCGAATCCAATACCGGAGTTTCCATCAACTGCTCCATCCCCTCCAGTGGCAATAGAGTACCAAAACAATGCCAAATTCGGCTTGAAGGTTAGTCCAGTTACAGACTGTTGAGTAGTAGCTACTCCAGTAGATATGGCAAAGGTTCCCTGTGCTGAGCTTGCCATTATATTAAGGTTTTAACTCCTCGTATGGATACAGCAACTATCTTTACTGATGTAGGCACTCCTGTTACCTCACATCCGATCCAATCAAATTGTGAGACGGCAGTAGTCCATGTAGATAATGCTAGATCCTGGTTAGTGGTTGCCGCACTTAGTAGGGCCGGTTCTGATCCATCTATATCAGACCATCCACCGGCGTATGTTCTTTTCTTGATGTTAAAAGTAATATTCCCTGATGTAGCATCTAGGCTTATAACCGACCATCCAGTAATGGTACCAGCAAAAGGCATTTCAGCCGCTAGAAGACTCGGTGCAGTAATTACGTTTGTAGCATCACCAAATACAAATGTTAGGGTAAAGTCGTCAATATTATTAAACTTGGTGTCTATATTATTTAATCGTATTACTACGGTATTGGAGCTGCCCGCTGGATCAACGCCCAATTCCGCCTCTATAGCATTGACCTCTTCTTGCACACTGTTCATATGAGCAGCCTGAACGGTGTCCACAAAATCGGTTTTATCTGTATATGTTTTTACTGCTGCCGGATAACTTGCTGTCATTTAAATTCCTTAGAAATAAAAGATACCTACTGATGTTGGGCTATTGCCCTGTATTGCTACTGCATTGAAAGTCTTAATAACGCCCCCGTATTGCCATCCAATAAGAGGGTCGGCATCTACTACGTAGCCAGAAGCTACTCGCAATTCTCCGCCTCCAGATCCCGTTTCCGTAGCTATAATAGCAGTAAGATCAGTAGATACTGCTAGGTCAGCAGATGCATGACAGATAGAGCTTATTAGTAATTGTCCCACAGTAGTTCCAGATACTACAAGAGAGTTTGTAGGAGACCCATCTTCCATCGCCGCCGCACCTACTGCCCATCCAGCGGAGGGTAATGCCAGTCCTATATATACACATACCCAACCACCAGACTGATTTGTATTAGTTATTAATTCATAGGTACCTTGGGCCTTATTTATCACATACAGCATTTTAACTGCGCTAGTGCCATTGAAAGCATAGGACCCGGTTACCTCAGTTAGTGCCGATCCATCTAAGGATATTTCCGTTGTAGAAAATTCGTTGTCTATACCCAAGCACAAAAGAAATAAATTACAGTTCGCTGGTATTGTAACATTTGCGGCGACCCCCTCTAGGCCGTGATCGGTTCCTATAACAGTAGCGACATATCCAGACATTTTTAGGTCCTAGTTACATTCAAGAATAGAGTTGCCCTAGTAATGGTAGTGCAGCTATCTACGTTGATTCTTAGAATACTATTAGCCGCTATAGTGGTAGTCCACCCAGTTAGCGTAGAGTCCTGTGACTTTAATGCTGTAGTTATTGTAGGAGGGGCCGATGCAGTAATGCTATCTCCATCCGTAGGAGGAAAGTTAGCATAGGTATCCTTCCATATATCAATAACAATAGAGCCTGTTTGATCTGCTAACAGAGTAGCCATAGTAATTGTACAGCTATAGGGTACTGGAATATCGCCCTTAATTCCCGCTGTTATGGCACTACCCGCCCCGTCTATGATTATACCTAGACCAGTAGGTAGAAGTGCAATAGGGTTGGCTACTACATCCTGATTCCAAATAGCGGCAGTAATTAGGTCGCCGGTCGTTCTTGTAGAGGGCGTGGACCAAGCTATGTTTGTATCCTCCGCGTAGAGTATCTAAAATTATCCGATACCCTAGTGCATAAATCAATAAATTCGCCTAAAGTTAAATTTCGTTTAGCTAGATTGCAGGCGTAGCAACAGGGCACTACATTGTCTAATGTATACCCATAATTATTATCTAGTCTATCCAAACCATTTACAGCAATTGTTTTCTTGCTATTGTGTAGCGTTAACATTCTTTGTGGTTCGCTATCACAGTAATAACAGGGCTCCCTTACTAGATACATAAAGGTATCAATAGGTATGTCAAATTGCGTGTTTCTTTTCTTGGCACGGTGCTTATATTCAGCATATACATGCCTACCTAGACGTTCGCCCGTTTTACACCCACAGGATGTAGTAAACCCCCTACGCAGATTTGCTCCGGCAATTTCTTTTATGCATCCACAATCACATTTACATTTCCAATAAAAACTTCCAGACTTAGATTTAATAGTAGGCTCAATAGCTATAAGACGCCCGAATCTATTTCCAGTAATATCCTTAAGTTTCCATGCCATTAATTTACATCCTTAATATGAGAAGTATTTTCCTTCTCTAATTTAGCTGGAGTTTCGTCTAAATTCCAATTACGATTTATAACCTTGTTACGTTCTTTCAGTGCGGCCTCAATCCTATTTTTATCGACCTTCTTAGGAAACACTACCTTATATAGCTTTCCAGAATTTCCCTCGTTTTGACATGAGAAGCAATACATGAATAGGTCGTTTTCATCCACTACCTCTGCTCCGCCACATGGACAGTCAGCTACCCACCTATTACGGTTTACGTAAGCATACAAAGTATTTTTAGCGGCAGTCTTATCCAAAGCAGTAGATAACCTATCCGGGGAAAATATTACATCCCCTCCTGGCGACCTGCTACCCCGACGAAAGATAGTAGTAATGAAATCTGTCAGGGTAGCTTGTTTCTTTCCAGAAACCATTTCCCAGTGCTTATGACCCTGTTGTACATCGCTAATATCTCTTTGATACTTATTGTATTTAAGGTTTTCTAGTCTATCTTCTTTTTTCATTTATGCTCCTAGTACCGTGTTAACGCCAATTTCGCCAAAATCTACCTGCCCTAGTAGCCATACCAATTCAGATGTAGCAATACGTAACCCATATATGGCTTTCAGTATGCTGCCAGGAAGTACGTTTATGGTTACGCTCTGAATAAAGAAATCATCTGCCAACCCCATATCTGGATTTGTTAGTGTGATTCTATCCCCAGGCTCAAGACTTACTATTTGGTTTATGATGGTGCCAGATTTTGCTACTATAGATACTCCGTCAAATTGCTTTATAGGTTGTGCATAGGACGCAACAGTTACATCCCCAAAGTCCTTGGATGTGAGAGGGTCTGTTTGATACGGCAATGATAATGCATATTCTCGTACACCATAGGATGCCTGACTGGCCGCATTTTCAGATATTACAGTAACAGGCTCGTAGATACGTATAGCGGTACCGCGGGCTCTTAGTAAGTTTACAAAACCATCCCCACCTGCATTATTTATAAGTGTGTACTCTACCTCATTTCCACCATAGTTAGCGGATATTCCTAAACTTGCATTAAGGTCCTCCACAGTTGGCCCTTCCGTAGTACCAAATTTATAGTCCGTACTTATTACAGGTGTAATCATTCCTATACCTGCAATTCTATCTGTACGTTGATCTGGGTCTACATATCTGCCTCTTAATATAGCAGTACCCCCGGCAGGGATTGATAAAGCATTTTGTAGGGTGAATAATGTCTCTGCCGATTCTCCAACCTCTCTAGGATATGATGTAGTAAGAATCCTATTGTATATATCTTCTATGGAAAATAATGTGGCAGGATATACGGTGTTTGATCCGCTAATATCGTACAAAGGATCGGTATTTACCCTGTGATGCCTGTCCTCGAATACTAACCTATCTCCACCATCCGTACCGCCTCTAATGTAGAAATACCCAAACTCGGACATTACGCACTTCTGCGCAGCACCAAGGGCAGTATTTCTCTCATCTTTTAGGTCATCGGCAGCATAAGTAAAGGTTTCCTGCCCCACGTTATAGTCCGTATTGGTGGGCGCTAAAGACATATTTCCTATGATGTCTCCAAATAAAAGGTCCGATCTTCTAGATAACTGAACATCCAGTAAATCTATTTTCTGCCGTCCCATTTCGTAAACAAAATCATTAACCTCTACCCTTGATTTTCTATCTCCGTAACTTGCAGAATCTACAGTTATGGATGTTATCTTTCCATAGAATTTATACCAGGGGGAGCCATAATGTATATCTCCGTACTCACCGTCCCCATAATAGGTACCGGCAGATATTACTACCCTAGTGGGACAACCTAAAGCAAAACCCGACCTACAGCTACTATGTCTGGGGTTATAGTATCCTAGAGTGGACGCGCTATTTTCTTGACTGTTGTTCAGTGCAAAAGAAAGTCTTCCAGTAGATGCAGAGCGGTCAGTAGGACTAAATCCGGGTATGCCATAACTAAAGTTTATGCCATCCTGGCCCGATACATCAGCAGTTACATCAGTCCAATTAACTCCGTCCAGCTTCATTTCTATATGAACATAATCTAACGAAACAATACTCATTATCTAATCTCTGCTAATTGCATAGCCTCTGCTATTGCTCTAGCATTGTCTCTGGCGCTGCCGCCATTTTGTACGGCCATAATTAGAGAGTCTATTTTGAATATCAATGCCTGATGCTGCTTCTCTCTTTCAGTCATTTCTAGGGATGCCCGCCTATCCTGGGACGATTGCAATGCACCCGATAGGGAGTCCGCAATACCCTTATTGCCTACAGTTACGCTTCCATTAATATCTGGTATTACACTACCAAAGGATGATGCTATATTTGAAAGTACGGAGGATTCCCCCATTACACCCTGCTCCAGTCCTAGTACTAGGTTTTTGCCTATACCGGCAAATACACCGGAGGGAGAATGCTCATCAAATACATCCATTATGGCATCAATTATTTCTCTGGCTTTTTGTACGATCCAGTTCTTAAAGACGTTCCATCTTTCCTTTACACCGGCCCACAAGCCCCCTACCATATATTTGCCCGCCTCAAACCATTGATTATAAGTCTTTCTAATAGACTCAATAATTTCCTCTATTTTTGTTTTAAGCTTTCCAATAAACTCCATTATAAGGTCTGTTACCGTACCAACAAATAGTGCTATAGCATCCTGTACCCAGGCTAATAGTGATTGTAGTTTTTCTCCAAGGGTTGTACCTGCTAACTCATTCCAAAAGGTTTCTATATTTTGTATCAGGCCCAGTATATAAGAAAACACCTTCATTACAAATCCTAGTACTAGTACAGAAAGAGATAGAAGTATGCCTCCTATAAGTAGAAAACCTCCAGCTATAATAGCTATCATACCTACTACTACACCTGCTATGAAACTAAGAATCTTAATCCAGGTGGATATGTTTTCTTCCGTGAACAGTGTAGAAAGAGCATCCTTAAGAAATTCTAGTGCTGGTTTTAGGATAACCCATATCATGGCACCAAACGATACAAATATAAGAAACGCTAGTTTCAGCGCCGTAACAAAAGAATCAATGTCTGTCTTATGAGCCTTTATAAATTGCCCTATGGTTAGTATGCCCCTTCCTACCCAGTTTAGAGCATTTCCTACAGCAGTGGCTATACCTACCAGTTCCGGGGGCATAAAGTCTTCTAGGTCTATAGATGCCAATAATGTTGCCACTCTCTCAATAGGCCCCGTAGGAATAACGGACGCCCCCTCCATAGACCCTTCTTTTCCAGGTTTTTGTGGGGCAGCGGCCTGTCCAATTAAGCCCCCTAATGTTTGTAGTCCCTCCCCGGCCTTTTTAGCTATGCCCATTCCAACGATGAGATCATCTATAATAGCCCCTAGCTTTACCCAAGCGTTACCAGTATTCCATTCAGGATTTAGTAGCTTGTTATACCCAAGGCCCTGCTCAAATCCATAACTCTTAATCCTATCTAGTATTATCGTAATCTCGTTTAGCGTAAAATCGAAATCGGCTATCCTACCATCCAACCAGGTTTTAATTTGTGCGCCTATTGCTTCTAATTTTCCACTAGACGCTAGTTCAGTAAGTACCCCAAACCATTTTTCTGCAAATTTACCAATCGAATCCGCCGCCGGGCCGAATAGCTTAGGCATGATTACAAAGAAGAAGTCCTTTAGTGTAGACTGGATACCCGTAATAGTAAATGACATACGCTTGGCTGCGCCGCCAAACTGCTCGTCTGCCATAGTTTGAAATGCTGTAACAAAATCCTCCCATGTAACCTTACCGGAAGCCAGAGCAGCATTAAAGTCTAGGTGCGTCTTCATGGTAACGCCAGTCTGCTTCTCAAGCTGCTTTAGAACAGCATACAGATCAAATCCAGCCTTACCCAATTCCCAGAAGTCTCTAGCCATGATCTTACCTTGCATTTTAATTTGTGCAAAGTTAAAGGTCATGCGTTCTAGCATTTCGTTTGTAGCGCCTGTACCAGCAGCTACGTTAAGCATTCCCTCAGTCATCCTCATAGCTTGGTCGGATGTAAACTGAAAGGCAAGAGCTAATTTATATACAGCATTAGCATTTTCTAATGTGTATGGAGAAAAGATAGCAATTCTAGCAAGCTGGTCCATGGTAGCCTTAGCTTTAGGCTCTACCACATCAAATAATTCGCTTGCTGTTACCCAGGCTCCAGTACCCTGGTGCAGTACTTCTACCCAGCCCTCACCAGAATCCGTAGCACTCTTAAATACATTGGCTATTCTCTGTACTTCATCCGGCATTCCGGCAAATACTTTTCTAACTTCCTCTAAGCTCAGGCGTAGTACAGTACCTTCTTTAGTTTGTCTCTGCATAATTATTGCAGATTCCATACCAGCATTGATAAAGTTAGCCATTTCTCTGGCCTGTAGGGTTTGAATCTGTATAGCTAACCTCTGCATAACAGCTACAGCATTGAAGGAGGTACTAATGAATTTTTCAACAGCCTCCTTAGCCATATTGAATGCGCCAACAATGAGTTTACCGATAAGGAAGCCGGTTACAAACTCACTAATACGAGAAAATGCACCGCCTACACCAGACAAGGCTTGTCCTACCGCTCCTATAGCATGAACAGCAGGATTTGCGTTAGCCTGAATTAGGATTTCTAGTTTTGATTGCGCCATCTATCGGCCTTCTACTCCTGATGAACCAGAGCTTGCCTTAGATTGTCCGTCTAGGACTCCAAGGATTTCTGTTATCTCTTTAAATTCTAGTTTGTCTATCTCTTTAGGTAGTACGGCAAATTTTAGCGCCAGGATTACCCTGAGAGCTTCCCACGGTATGGTTTCCCCGGCGCTAAACTTGCCCGCTATAAAAACAGCCTTACTTATCTCCCTTGATTTTGCGAAAAAGCTCCTCCATGACATCGTTGAATGCAGCCTGCATATCAACAAAGTCAGAGAGTCCCATTTCCAGAATGGCATCGTTTGTTATTTCATGCTTATAGGGCCATGATGTACAACTTCTTGCCATTATATCGACCGTTTTTGCTCCGGCATCCGGGTCATTTTCTTTGAAGGCGAGAATTTCCGAGTACTTGATCCTATTGAGATCGAAAGTAAACTTTACTTCATCTGCCATTATTTATACACTCCTTATATATTCTAGTATGCAGCAGTTCCACCGAACAGAACAGAACCAGACTTTTGGAAGGAAAGTTTGCAGACTACAACATCCGAATACGGATACTCTAGCCCAACAGACTTAACGATTGCAGCAAAACCTCTTTTTGGCTTTGTAGTGGCCGTACCACGAGGCGCATAGATAAGCGTCCCGGTCGTGCCCTCTGGTAGCGCAGCCTCAAACTGTGCGGCAGCGGTCCCACCCTGATCCAAAACTTCCATTTCGGCTGTACCGTCTTTTAACGATACGAGATAGGACTTATCCGCTTCGCTAGAGGCAGTGATATCAACGAGATCGGATTCCCGATCTACAGTTAACGAACGCTGATCCCCAGACAAAACAATCGTTCCAGCAGCACAAATAAACTCTGCATACAGGTCTTTACCTGTATAGCGATTGGCTATTGACATTGATAATTACTCCAGTATAATTTCTTTTATTGATTTTGAGCCGCTTTCACTGCATATAAGGCTCCGATATGAAAGGCTATCTTACCGCCTCCCTGGTCCTCTATGAAATGAAGTCCCATGCTTCTAAAACAAGCATAGTCACTATAGCCATCAGTATTGACTCCTATACTTTGGCGATCTAGGGCATTACTTGCCATAAAATCTATGTTTTCTGCCGCCTGTAGATCGTTAGCTATAGCTTTTACCATATAGACAGCCTCTACATTTACTTTCGGGTTATCTGCTATGTGGCCCCCGCCCATCTTCTGAAAAACTAAGACAGGTAGTGTAACCCCTTGAGGTAGTATCGAATTGTAAATGCGAAAAGATGCTGTACCACCTACCAAGGCCGTAAGTGCTGTACTAGCTGTAAGAGTATTGTAGAGTGCTTTTTCTATGAAACGCATTTTTCCTTATCCAAACTTATAGTGCTTTACTATAGGACGTCTAGATGCATACTGTGCTTCCAAGTCGGCCTTTATTGGTATATCTGATACACTACCAACAGATTCTACAGCAGGAATAAAAAAGGGCTGAGCACTATTATTAACCGTACCAAATTCCTGGTGTATCGCATAGAATACTACAGAATATACCCAGGCCGAGTATTTATCTGGGGCCGTCTTTATATCTGCTTCTATAGTACTGTTCTGCCTATATCTTTCTGCATCCGCTACAGTCTCATAATATGTATCTAATATTTTACTAGAAACAGCAATGGAATTATATAATGCCCCCGTTTCAATAGGTGCATTATCTTCCGCCTCACTAGCTATGTCTACGGCTATCTCTGTAACTCCCCTGGATAGCCCATGTCTATGTATGGATTCAGCCAGTGGGGTAAGCAAATCTTCTATTATAAACTCTACAGCGATCATTATGTACTTATTACCTCTAGGACGGCCCTAGTGGACCCTTTCCAAGATTTAGCTCCATCAACAAAACGTACTTCATAGGTTGTACTTCCTATAATGACGTGATCCGTAGATGCAATAGTTTGATCGTGCTTTAGTGTCAGCATCCACATATTTTCGGTTATCAAATAGTTTCTCATGGCACTGATAGCCTCATGTCCCATTAGGCCGACATTAGCTACAGGGTCCAGCCTACAAGAAATGGCGGTACCTCTATTAGTATAACTACGTGCCGGATATCCTATGGTATCGGATGTTTCCGTTACGTATTGAATAGTGCAGGTATCAGGAAGTAGCTGATTTATGTCACTTCGTATATCTGCAAGCTCTGTAGCAGTTAAGGCTATGTCGCTAGTGCTTCCCATTAGGGTATCCGATCATACTTTATACGCTGAGGAGGCCAATCCTGAGTATCTATATCATCCCGTACCATAGGAGACATAAAAATTTCTGGTGCCAATCCAGCCATTTGTTTTAGGACCTTGATTTGTTCTCTAACTGCCGCAGACTTCTGAGAGCGCCATACTCTCATATTATCTGTTTGAAAGTCGGGCTGTCTAGCAAGCTCAGTAGACCAAGAAACCAAAATATCCATAGCTGCTTTGTAGGGATTATGCATCCATCCAGTGAAGAACCTAGCACTTCCTCTTTGGTCAGATGTAAATGCAATAAACCCATCTTCCGGGGTTAGAGTATAATTAGCTGTACCAATTATTGAGCCTTGGGAGTCTGATAGATTGCAGTTAGTGTTATTGCCGCCGCCTGCCGTATCCTCTAGCCATTTATATCCAACATAAGCATGCTGGAAGATAACAGTACTTCCAGAGGTAGAATATTCTTCTTCGTAGTCTACGGGATAGCGTGCAAGTCTAACTCGCCTAGAATCTAGTACTCGTTGTATCTGCTCGTCTGTAAAGTATGTTACGGTAGCCGCGGCCTGATTAACGATTGAATATTCGCTAGTCCCCGCTCCGGTCAGTCGTCTCACTTCCGCTACTAGGTAATCTATCCCCGCCCGTGTGGTCATTATTTAAATCTGTCCTCTGTTTTACCAATTCCAAACACTTCTTTAAAGCAGGCTCCATATAAGTGTCATAGACGTGGTCTAACTCATAATTTTTAGCGCCGTTCTTGGCGTTGAATTCATACTCAAGCCTATCTCCGGCGAAGATATTTTCAAATGCTTCCTCAATCTCATCAGAATGAGGGACCATTTGGTACTGCTCCTGATCTGTCAAGAATAGAGTACCATTGACTACCTGACCAGAAAAACAAAGCTCCGGCATAGATGTAACATTAGTTACTACGACCGGAGTGCCACATGCTTGTGCCTCTACTATTGGTATTCCGAACCCCTCCCCCCTACTTGGGTTTGAAAGTACATCCATCATACAGTAGGCGTTCCGCATATAAGTTTCTGGAAGTCCCACTATATATTTATAGGGGTCAACAAACCTTACACATTCATCCGGCACATCATTAAGTTTAAGAACATGGATAAGGTTTACTCCATCTGGAGTGTCGGCTGCCGCATGAAAATATAGTATAGCTTCTGGGTGCCTCTTATAAAACCTAGAAAATGCTTCTATTGTACTGCTAAAACTTTTTCTAGCCGGGCTTCCCTTATTAGCGCCTACTACACCGACAACAAATCTTCCTTCCATGCCCATAGACTTTTTTGCATCTAATCTATTACAAGCCTCAAAGTACACAGGATTTACTGCATGAGGCACATATAGAGGATCAAAACCCGCCTCTTTAAGTGCAGTTTCTCCCGCCCTACTCATAGCTATGGGAATAGCTTTTCCGTCTCGTAGGGATTTTGCTACATGCTCAGGAACCTTCACATGATCTATTGGTACCCAAGCGGCCCAAGGTATGTTTTTCCATTTATCTGGATTTAGTACCCAGGCATCTATTAATGATACTACTAGCTCGCTTTCCGTAAAGAGTGCATGAGCTTCGATAATATCGTTTCCCCATGGATCATAAGCACCTGGAAGCAGGTTAATGCCTGACAGGTTCAAAGTGATTCCATGAAGTCCGTAGAAACATGAGATTGTAACCTCATGCCCCCGCTCTACGAGTTTGTCCACAAAGATTTTTGTTTGCCCTCCGTATCCTGTTGGGGCGAAGGGGGCATTCGAGTGCCACAAAATCTTCATCTAACCTCCCTAGCTTCTTAGGAGGGGAGAGGTAGTCCCCCTCCCCTCGATAAGTGCTATTATATTAGATTGTGTTCGGTTTAGTTACGGGCAGCGCCGAGGCCGTCAGTATACTCAACAGTAACGGTAAGATAACCAGGGGCTACCGTACCGGTTTCGGCATAGTCTAATACGAGAACCTGAGCCGCTGTAAGCCGACCTGAGCCAGCAGTGACAGCACCAGATTGAATCGTATTCGCTACCCATCCAGCAGTGCCGCCGATTGACGACATGATGGACGTTTGGGCCGTGCCTGCCGTTCCACCGTTTTCCAGTGACAGATCGACATAGTTAACCGTAGAGCCGGAAAGCGTGCTAGTAAGAGCCGCGCTTAGCTTTTCTACCGTAATGCTATGATCGGAGGGTGCCACAAGAATGGGGATACGAGCATCCGCGGTCGGGTCGCTGATAACTACCGAGACAACTTTTCGAGAACCATTAAACATTTAAATTGTCTCCTTTACGCCGGTGCCGTAGCATCATGCGTGATTTTTACGCCGAAGGCATTGCGTCGAATACCAACTGCATATCCGGCACTCATGTTGAGTTCCCAGGCGCGCAAGGAAGCGTCCCGCTCTGGTTCGAGTAGAGGAGCCTTGCGACTATCGAAGGCGATGGACTGAGGGTTAAAGAGCGCCCCAACAGCGTCATCACTGGCATCGACAGATATATTTGCACTTGTAAACCAAGCCGTAGCACCGAGCCAGCGCCCAACGAAAAACGAGCGCAGGGCCTCATTGGCTATATCGCCTTGCCAAGCAAGGTTCGATGCCGGAGTGCCGAGCAGGTCCCAAATGTCGTGCCATCCGTAGGGATGTAGAACAACGTACAGAGGATTTGGAGCAAGGGCGTTCCGCAAAAGCGAAATGCCTGCCGCAACCTTATCAATGGTCAATGCAGTGTTAGCAGTGCCTACACCAGTCGTGAAACTGGAGAAGGTACCAACTAGGTCCACATCAATCTTGGTAGCGATTGCGTTTCCAAGTTCGAGCGATGCGTCACGCCGAGCATCCTCAGGATCGGTTTCAATCCTGCGATCCGTTAGGACTACCTGAGCCATAACTTCACTCGGAGTAAGCGTTGCAGCGGTGGACTTCGAGAACGTTGTGGGGTTCGCGTAGTCTTCGGCTTCTGCTACTGCTTCTGCCGCTACCTGTGCATACTCTGGAATAACCCTATTCATCCAACCACGGGCTGAATAGTTTGTGACCAGTGCGGTCATCAGGTTATTCTCACGCGCTACGAACATGGAATCCTCGAAGATGGTATTAAACAGACTGTTGAGGTCTGCTTGAGTAGAATAAGCCATTAAAAAGACTCCTGTTTATAATTACGAGTTTTCTTCTTTTATAATTCTTTGAACGCCTCGGCCTTTCCAGAATTCGTTACCCTGTTGGCCGAAATATTCACTTCTGCGTTCTTGTTCCGTCTTACCCTCCGAACCTTTTGGATCGTTGGGATTAGCAGGGCTAGTCGAAGAAACTGCCTTACGTTTTAGAAACGGATATTGCTCAGCAAGAGAAGCAAGGGCTGCTTCCACACCTTCAACGGTGCCGTCATCGCTGACGATAACTCCAGAGCGATCTAGAAGCCGAAAGGCTACTTCCGCATCTTGGAATCTACCGGCCGCCAAAGCCACTACCGAGGACTTTAGAAGCGCCTCTTTCGCTTTAACAGTTAGCTCTTTATTCCCTTGTTCTAGGGAGCTTGCTAAACTTCTGGCATCTTCCAATTCGGAATTCAGCCGTTCAAGCTCCGTCATTTTTTCTTGTGCGCTTGTTTTCTGTGCTTCTACAGCGGCTACCAATTCTTCGACCGTTTTTACACCGGCCTTGCCCAAAACCTCGGCATATGCTTTCTTAGTAGCTGCGTCCCGCGCCTCTTGCCTTATTTTACCAGCCAGCTTATTAAAGTCATCTTGGCTGATCGTTTTATCGCCCGCTAACCCTTCCGGCGTCGAAGTAAGTTCGTCCTCAAGTTCCTTATCAGTCTCAACAGGGTCGGAGTTTATACCCTCATCCGGGGAGGTAGCCTGTTTAGCCATGAAAATCTCCTTGTTAGGTTTATATCATTACATTAGCACATATTCCGAATTATGTCAAATTGAACAAGTGTTCTAGTCTCTCTTGCCTTCTTTTAGCCCTGGTTTCTGGAGAAGTTTTATAGTGCCGTCCAATTCTGCCCCCTCCATGTCCCTTACCCTTACGATTCTTAGACATCTTAGCTCTAGTTTCTGCCGAGTGGGTCGCACCTAGACCCGGAGATCGGGCCGTACCCTTGGCATTGTATTCTGGTTTTAGGAAATCTAAGGCCCGCTGTTCAAATAACAAACAATTGTTTGGATCACATAAAAATAATATATCAAACCTAAAAGCCCCCGCCCCATATTTATTCCATGAACGCTGTAAATAGGAGGTATGATGCGTTCCAGTATTTAGTCTATATTTATGCTCAGAAAATCTACGCTCTAAAGCAGTAGAAGAACCTACATAGGACTTGCCATTAGCCTTATTAGTTATCCTATATATACCAGAAGAATATTTATTTTTCATCTAAACTGTCAAGTCGAACAAGCATTACCGTCTCTTGCGCCGTCTAACCCTTTTAGCAATTTTCGAGCCGTATTTCTTGGCCCATCTTTTAGCTATTTTAGGCTTCCTAGCATATAAGTACCTGCGCTGATTTTTTGACTTAAAGGGCATTAGGATAGTCCAGAGGTATAGATCGGTACTGGGGGATTCTTAGTGAGTGCCCCAGTAATGATGCGTCTTTGTAGCCACTCTGCTATTCTATAGGTTCCAGATGCCGTAACCTCTTGTAGGCCCGCTACGTGCATAGCCTGTTTTAGCGCCAGATCGGATTTTTGCGACCCTAACAAATCTCTTACCTCTCCTCGTATTGCTGTATCAGAAAGAGAGCTTAATTGCCCTATATATTTAAAATGACTGCGCCCCCTAGCTACCGCTCCTAATAGTCTAGTTTCCTGTACAGGATTTAGTGCTACAGCTATACTGGGTATACCCATTGTCCCTGACACGAAAAGACCCGCCCCAGGGGACGAAACTACAACATCGTAACTTGTGTATTGCTCCCAAAACTTTGTAGTATTTATAACATTAGCCCCAGTTAGATCAGATCGTAACGATATGCCCTCAGCGGATGTTATATTTCCGCCCGTCATAGCCGCTACCAATCCTACTAATCTTGATTGTGGGTCTAAGTCTAGTAAGATACCTACCTTACCAGGAATAATATTTCTGTGTATCGAGGACATCAGTTCTACGGGAAGTGGTACTACTGATTCTGATGTAGAAAAATCTCCTTGAGGATTAGTACCCTGAATTGCTAAAACATAGTCTGCATCACCAGACGCTTGCGCATCATTAATAGCTAGGTCCACTACGAACCCCTCAGCGGGTCGAGGGGGCCAATTACCTGAAAAGAAACATCTTAGAGTAATCTCATGGGTATGACTTGCCCCACTCATAAGCTCTACACCACTACCAAAAGATGTTATCCAGTCCTGCCCATAGGCATCTAGATAATCACTATCCATATGAGCACTAAAACCCCTGTTACGAAATTCCGTAACAACAGCTGCCATAAATACAACACTACTCATACCAATGGTAAGAGACGATTCTGCCTGACAAAGGAGGCTATATACAGCCATTATAAAAGAATAACCTTTACGTCATCTATTATCATTAAGTTGCTACAACTGTAACGTCATCCCAACGTATAGAGTTATACGCAGCTGCATTGGAGAAGAAACCATACTTAGTGGCTGTCGCATGATCTGTAACAGTAGCTTGAACCTTCTGAGTACCATTTACAAAGCCAGTAATAGTTGTTCCGCTTGCAGTCAGTTTTATAACATCGTTTGCAGCGAATACCACAGCCGCAGAGTCCGCCTGAGACCATGATCCCGATACCTGTTTCCACAGGATCATAAAATTGGTTATACTGTCTACTACTAAAATCAAATAGTTACTTGCATCCACATAGCGAGCAACTATTCCGGCGTCCGATGCGGCCAGTACAGACCAAGTGGCTTGGAATATGACATCTGCTTGCCCAACATCAGTAACGGTTGTTTTTGACCCACCCGTACTCTCCCGTAATTGATTATTTTGGATTGTCCAAGTGCCGCTGTTAGCAACCCATGGACCACCCTTCTCAGGAGTATGATCGGCTATTGCCACATCATTGCTGTCCGTCAGTGAATCAAACAATAGGTAGCCAGCATATGGGTCAATTATTGCCGATGCCCCACCCCCACCCAATCCCTTAAAACTACTATCTAATCGCCCCATAGATTTTGTTAGTTTCCCCACTGATACTCTAGATCTGATGTAGCGGTTGCTTCTATAACTTTGATAGTCATTCCCTTTTCTATGTTGATGATAATAGGGGCATCCCCGGCCTTAAGAACAAAACCAGCCGAGGTAGTAGGCACCGACCCATCTAAGGTAAATCTTACGTTCTGTGTATTAGCCTGCATCAGGAGCTTTGTAGCCCCCGTAGCTGGCGTTAGTGTAACTGCGCTGGTGATTGTGGCCCCGCTTGAGTGCGATCCTATAGGGCGGAAAGCCCCCAAAACACTGGCCCATGACATATGTTGACCCATTTAATGAT